AGGAGATCGCGTCGAAACGGTCAGCGCCGCTGTCAGCGGTGTCCGGGTCGTGCGTTGCTGGGGTCGTCGTCGGACACAACACGGACGGCACCTGCAACCTGCTCCTGTTCCTCGACTCGACCATCGGCCCTCAGCGGGCCGGGCATCGTCCGGTCGGGGACCGTCCTGGCGAGTTCCGGGTCCGGTCATGAGCGGTCTGCCGCCCACCCGCCGGGTCCGGTTCGTCAACGACTCCCGCGGGCCCCGCTTGGAGGATTGGGCGACCCGTGAACTGATCGAGCAGGTCGAAGGGGTCACGATCATCGCCTCCCCTGGTGAGCCCGTGAAAGCCCTGGTGCTGTTCGTGAACATCGAGGTCGACGCGGAAGCGGCGGTGGTCGAGCCGTGAACCAGCAGACCGGGCCGGTCGCCACACTCCCCGTAGAAGTCCTCAACGCTCAAGTCTTCGCCGTCCAGCCGACCGCGAGCGTCGTCCGCAGACGGGGCTGGTCCCTGTGCCATGGTTGTTCCAAGAACCAGCACGAGCAGCACGTCCCCGTGAACTGCCAGTGCGACCTGTGTACGGAGGCGACATGATGTGGTGGGGGTGGGCGGTCCTCCTCGGCGGGAGCGTGTGGATCGCGGTCTGCGAGATCCGGAGGAAGTGACATGCCGAAGTGGATCCACATACGGCACCGGAAACACGGTGTGGGCACGATGGTCCGGGTCCACGTCAAGCACGCGAAGCACCTCCGCACCGTCAAGCACCGCTTCCTCCATGGCCCTCAGAAGGTCGCGGTCATGGGAGGAAGTCACCCGGCGAAGACGAAGCACGCGGGCGCAGCGCACCCCACCAGCACCCACCACCGGATCGCCGGGTCGAAGCACCACGCGGGTCAGCACCACGGCCCACCGAACCCGCACAAGGGCACCCATCACCCACATCAGGGCACGCACCACCACCATCACCATCACGTCGCGGGGCACGGTCATCACCGGAAGGGCGCAGGCCACCACCGGCATCATGGGCACCACCGGCCGCCGCACCATTCCCTGCACGGCAGGCACGTCCACCACCGTTTCCACCACGTCCACCGCCGGAAGGGCCTGCACCACCACCACAAGGGCCATCACGGGCACCACAAGTCCCCCGGCCACAAGGTCCACCACCGCTTCCACCACGTCCACCGGAGGAAGGGGCTCCACCATCACCACCGTGGGGTCCACGGCCACCACCATCACACCCTGCACCGGCACCGGAAGCACGGGTACCACATCCACCGACGCCGCGGCCTGCACCACCATCACCGCGGGTCCCACGCCCGCCGCATACACCGGATGGGAACGCACCACCGTCGACACCGCGGGTTCCACCACCACCCGCACAAGGGCAACCATGGTCACCGTCGGTTCCATGGCCGCCGTAGGGGCATCAGCCACCACCACAGGTCTCTCCCCTGAGCGACCCAACCCATGCAAGGAGAAGCCATGACGGTCACCAGCCTCGTCGTCACCCAGTGCGACCAGTGCGGCCAGTACGACGACCACCCGAAGGTTCATTCGTTCGACGGTGGCACCCGGCACCACGACTGCGTGTCCCATGTGGAACGCCTCGATATCCTCGCGGGCACCCACTCTCAGCACCCGCTGATCACGGCGAAGATTTTCGACGCGTGCATCACCCAGGGCGTGAAGGGGCAGGACCTGCGGGAGTTCATCGGCGGCCTGCACATGCAGGATTTCGGCGCCGCTCAGATGGCGACGACGGGCATCGACCAGGGGATGGCGAACACGATCCTCACCGCCCTCACCCCGACGGCTGGCACGTACACGATCGGGACGGCCACGATCACCGCCCCGGTGAAGTGCCGATTCGACTCTGCGATGACGACCACTGACACGGGCGCGTCAACGGAGTGGGCCACCTCCGGCGGGTACACCGCTGGTGGGGTGTCCGTCGGAGCGAACTGGGCCACCGCCACCGGCGGGACACGCGCCACGAATGGCGCTGTCACCGTCACCAACGCTCCCGCGCAGACGTGGGCCGGTAACGAGTTGTGGGACTCGTCCGCGACCCCGCTCCGGTCGTTCTGGGGCACCCTCGCCACGTCGAAGACGGTGAACGTCGGGGACACCTGCACGATCGGTTCCGGTTCCCTGTCAGCGAGCCTCGGCTGATGACCGCGGTCACGCTGTACGACGCGTCGTTCGATGACGGGAACGTGACGATGCATATCACGCTGGACGACCAGTCCCTGGTCGTCCAGCAGTTGATCTACCACAACGCGACCACCCAGCCGGGAGCGCTGCTCATCACGGCCGGTCAGCAGTCCCACTCGATCGCGTGCCCGGCGAACAGCGATCAGACCCGGGACCTCACCAGCCTGAACGTGGTGTGCACGAAGCGGTCGGGTGTGGGCAGGTTCGGCCCGTACGTGGTGTACGACCTGCCGAACGGTGAGCAGGTCTCATTCCAGTGGCCCGCGTGACCTGATCGTTTGAGGAAGGGGTGACGGTATGGGCTGGTCGCTGGTTCAGACGTGGAAGCCTGCGACGACCGGCACCAAGAGCGCCACCCTGTCCGCGTCCTCCGGGTCGAATGTCACGTCGGGGAACCGGCTGATCATGTACACGGTCCTGAACAACCAGGCCGCCGCCGCGGACATCGCCACCCCGGTGCAGTCGGGCGGCACGGCGGTGATCTCAGCCTTCACGAACGAGGTGCGGGCGACGGTCGGCAGTGGGACGTTCCACCAGTACGTGAGCATCTGGACCGCGACTGTCACCACGAGCGGGTCGCTCACCCTGTCCGCCACGAACGCGTCGTCGCAGTACTCCACCCTCGCGTGGGCAGCGCAGGAGTACGCGGGCCTCGAACCGAACACGTCGATCTGCTTGGACAAGTCAGCGATCGGCGCGGGGAACTACGACACCACCCACACCGCTGCCACGGGGTTCACCGGCCTCACGAGTTACGCGAACCAACTCGCGGTGGCGGTGGTCGGAGACTGGGGTAACGGCTCATATTGGTCCCTGTCCACACCGAACGGGTTCACGCGGGACCCCAACGCGTCCCACGATGGGGACCTGAACGCGAGCCTGGTGGTCGCCACCAAGAACTCGGCGGCGGGCGTGCAGGAGTCCTGCGTGTTCACCCCGACCGGGCAGATCACGGATATCGCGTGTGTCGCGGTGTTCCGGGTGACCACGTCCTCAACGGACACCGGGTCGAACGCGATGGTGGCGACTGGTTCCCTCGGAACGTCCGGGTCGGACACGGTCCCCGGAGCCCCGCCCGTCATGGCCGCGACCGGGTCGATGGTGGTCTCGGGGTCGGACACGGTGCCGGGGTCGAGGGGCATGACCGCGGTCGGGTCGATGTTGGTCTCCGGGTCGGACATGGTGCCCGCCGCTCCCACCATGGGCGCGTCCGGGTCGATGCTCGTTTCCGGGTTCAACACGGTCCCCGCCGGGCAGGGCATGGCCGCAGCCGGTGCGATGGTCGTCTCCGGGTCGGACACGGAGCCTGCCGCTCCCGCGCCGATGGTCGCCGCCGGGTCGATGCTGGTGTCGGGGTCGGACACGGAGCACGGCACGGTCACCATGACCGCTGTCGGGTCGATGGTCGCGGCCGGGTTCAACACGGTCCCGTCCGCACCCGCACCGATGGTCGCGGCGGGTTCCCTGGCCTCCTCCGGGTCGGACGGAGAGCCCGGCGCGGTTGGGATGGCCGCCACGGTCGCCCTGGTCGACGTCGCAACGTATGTGAGGCCCGCCGCGGTCACCATGACCGTGGTCGGTTCGATGTTGGTCTCCGGGTCGGGAACGACCCCTGGTGCGAGTGTCATCCCGGCGGTCGCACCGATGGCTGGGGCCGCCGCCCTGGTGAACCCTGCCAGCGACTCGATCACCGACGCGGCACCGATGGCCGCCGACACGGCCCTGGTCTCGGTCGGGTCGTCCACGCTCACCCAGCCGGGGCCCTTGGCCGCGGTCGCCGCGCTGGCTGTCCCTGGCGTCGACGCGACCACCGTCGACGGCCCGATGACGGCCGTAAGCGGTCTGACAGTCGTCGGGGATGAGACGGGAGCCGGTCCTGTCACCCTGTCCGCCACCGCCGTACTGGCCGCCCCTGGCAGTCACGTCATCGGGGACGCCCCGCAGTGGGTGGCGGTCGGTTCCCTGGCCGATGGGGGGGTCGAGTCCACCGAGAACACGGTGGCCCTGTCCGGGGCCGCCGCACTGGTCCTGTCCGGGACGGGTGCCATGTCGTCTCCCGCGCCGATGGTCGTCACGGGGTCACTGGCGGCCGCCCCGGTCGTGGTCGTCACACCAACCGTCCCCATGGGAGCGGTTGCCGCCCTGGCCGACCCTGGCACGGTCACAGTCGCCCAGGGTGGGGCCATGGCCGCGTCCGGACAGGTCACGTTCACCTCGTCCCAGGTCGACACCGGGTCGCCCACCTTCACCGTCACGGGCAGCCTGTCCGCAACAGCCGTGGACACCACCCCCGCCGGGGTCACGTTCACCGCTTGGGGTGGGCTGGTGGTCGTCGGAGGAACCACACCGGAGCCCACACGGGACCTGACCCTGTCGGCGGCGCTCACCGCCGCCGACCGTTACACGGGCATCACCACCGTCAGCCGGTATGTCGCCGCGCTCGTCGGGGACCGTTACGGGTCCACCCTCACCACCGGCCGGTACACCGCCGCCGGGGCCGCCGACCGTTTCCAGGGGGTGCTTCACCTGTGAGCAGAACCATCTACACGTCAGCCGGTCGTAAGGATTACGCGGAGATGACGTTGACGGACGCGAAGGGTCACGACCTGTCCGCCGCGACGATCACCCTCGGGTTGTCCACGGACCCGAACACGCCCCCGGCAGCATGGTTCCCGCCGGACCTGGCCGTGTTCCCGTCGGCCGGTAAAGCGGTCGTGTCTCTCCTCCTCGACTCGTCGCGCGCCCCGGCCGGTTCGTACTGGCTGTGGGCGTTGGTCGCGGACAGTCCCACCACCCAACCTGTCCGAGCCTTCAACATCGACGGCGACGGCCGGATCATCACCCTGTGAGGAGCAGCCCGCATGGCGAAGAGGAAGCACGCGCGAGTCCAGGCCCCGAGTGTCCTGGTGACCATCGCGGAGGAAACGGACCTGCCGGTCGAAGCGGAGGAAGTGAAGCCGTTGAGGAACCGTGCGGAGCGTCGGGAACTTCTCCGGCAGTTGACCAGCAGGAGGTCGAAGAATGGCAGGCGGAGCGACACTCCGAGTTCGGTGCCCGGCGTGCGATGAGTGGCTTACGGTAGTGCCGAGAGTCGTCAGCGTCACGAGGGTACAGAGGTCCCTGTCCGTCACCTTGGATGCACCACCCGTCCCGCACGTCTGCGGGGACACGCCGTTCGCGGTCGGGTTCACCCGGTCGCTGTCACCGAAGGATGGGGGACCCCATGAGCAGTCGGAAGTCGCGCCGTAACCGGCACCGCGGCCCTTCCCAGCAGGGAGGTGGCTCAACTGATCTCGTGAAGGCCGTGCTCCCGAACGGGACGGTGGCTGTGAACGCGGTCGCGTTGGTGCAGGCGCTCGCGTCGGGGCAGCGACCGACGGAGGGGTTCGAGTCGCTGCCCCGCGACCCGTCGTGGGGTGGGGTGCCGTTCGCGCCGGGCGTGCCGTTGGACCCTCGTCCGATCAACGCGCCCCGGCCGGACAGTGGCCGGGCGGAGCCCCGCCGGTTCGACTACCCGGTGTCCGCGAACCTTCCCGGCGTGGACCTGCGGGTCGTCCCGTGGAAGGTCCTGCGTGACGCGGCCGATCAGGTCGACATGATCCGGAGGTGCATCGAGGTCGTCAAAGCGACGATCATCGGGCATGGGTGGGACATCACCGTGTCCGACGAGGCGGTGGACCGGGAACGTCGGGAGCACCCGAACGAGACGGACAACCAGGTCGCCACCGGCCTCCGCGATGAACTGTCCGAGGACATCGACCGGATCAAGACGTGGTGGCAGTACCCGGACCGTGGGAACGGGTTCGACTTCCATTCGTGGCTGACGCAGACGCTGGAGGAGATCCTGGTCCTCGACGCGCTGTCAATCTACCCGCGGATGACTCTCGGCGGGGACCTGTTCTCATTCGAGGTGCTCGACGGGTCCACGATCAAGCCGTTGCTCGATGAGCAGGGGAACACGCCCCGACCCCCGTACCCCGCCTACCAGCAGATCCTCCTCGGGTTCCCTCGCGGGGAGTTCGTCGCGGACGCGGTGGCCGGGCCGGATGGGACGGTCGAGATCCCGGATGCGTACCGCACGGACCAGTTGATCTACGCCCGCCGGAACGTCCGCACGTTCACCCCGTACGGGTTCTCCCCTGTGGAGCAGGCGTTGGGGTCGGCGGACATGTGGCTGAAGCGTCAGGCGTGGATGAGGGCCGAGTACACGGATGGTGTGATGCCGTCCGGGTGGCTCACGTCGGACTCGAACTACACCCCGGACCAGTTGCGGGCGTACACCGCCGTCCTGAACGATTACCTGTCGGGGCTCACGTCGGAGCGTCACCGTTTCCAGATGCTCCCGAAGGGCATCACCCCGGTCGAGTCGAAGGACGCGGCGGAGAGGTACAAGCCGGACTATGACGAGTTCCTGCTGAAACTGGTGTGCTCGCACTTCGGTGTCCTGCCGTCGTCGCTGGGGTTCACCCCGCACTCAGGGCTCGGCGGGAAGGGCCACCAGGAGGGCGAGGAGGACTCCCAGGACCGGCAGTCGACGCGGCCCCTGGTCGAGTGGCTGTCAGGGCTGCTCACGTCGATGTCGCGGCAGTTCCTCGGCATGGACGACCGGCTGGTGTTCCGGTTCCTCGGGCTCGACGCGGAGGATGAGGCCGCCGCGGACAACCTGGACGAGAACCGGTACAGGTCGGGTCGGATGACGTTGAACGAGACGCGGGACCGGATCGGTAAGCCCCGGTTCGATTTCCCTGAGGCGGACATGCCGATGGTGGTGGACAAGTCCGGCGTGATCTTCCTCGAAGGGCAGATGGAGCGTCAGGACAAGAACGTTCTGGAACCGTTCGGGGTGGTCGGAGCGCCAACGCCGGAGGGTGGGATACCTCCGGGCGCTCCTGGCGGTCCTCCCGCACCGGCACCGGCGCCGGACGGGGCACCTGCGGCGGCAGCGAAGACCCCTCCCGGTCCCGCAGCGCCGGGTGGGAATGTCCCGAAGGCCCTGGCCGCCGGAGCCCCGCAGAAGGGCGGCACGGAGAAGGCGGAGGAACTGGCCGCGTTGCGCCGGTTCGTCGCCAAGGGGTCGAGGGGTCGCCCGTTCCTGGCGAAGCACCTCACCCCGGACGATGTGCCGGTGGACTGGTCCGGGTCGGTCGAGTTCGTGAAGGCCGACGAGGGTGATGCCTCGCGAGAACCCGATGGCCCGAGCGCACGAGGAGACCGCCGCCCGGTGGCTTCCCGGCATCGCTCGGGCTTTGAGTGGCCTGCTCCCTGACCGTCGGAAGGCGGTCGAGGAGGTCCGGCAGCACGTCCTCGACACGCAGTCGACCGGGGCGGTCGCCGAACAGGTCGCCCTGTCTGTCCTGTCGCAGCACGCGCAGGTGCCCGAGCACGCACTCGATGACATGTATGTCGACGGGTATGCGCGCGGGCGCAGGGACGGTGCTGGGTTGGTCGACTCTCTCACGAAGGACGAGGGCGACGAGATCGACTGGTCGGAGTGGGTGCCGGGTGATGTGCAGGCCGCGAAGGCGTTGCTGTCGGGGATCAACGACGCGACGGTGTTGCAGGACCTTCTCGACCAGGCTGGGCTCACGATCAAGTCGATAGCGCTGAACCGGATGGGGGATCTCGCGAAGGCGTTGGCGGACAACATCAGCACGGGGTCCACGAACGCGGCCCTCGCCACGGTCCTGTCGGGGATCCTCGATGACCCGTCTAGGGCGGACATGGTCGCCAACACGGAAACGACTCGCGTGCTTGTCGCCGGTCAGTACGACTCGTACCGGACAATGGGCGTCGAGTGGGTGAGTTTCCTCTCAGCAGAGGATGCTCGTGTCGAGGAGTTGTGTAACGAGAACGAGGCTGAGGGAGCCATCGCCATTTGGGATGACTTCACCAACGGGGCACCGCCGGTGCATCCGAACTGTCGATGCACGATCGTCCCCGCCACGGGGCCAGAAGGTTAGGAAGGACTGAGCATGGACACCAAGTACCTGTATGCCGCGATCACGAAGGCGGAGAAGCAGGCCGACGGAACCATGCTGGTCAGCGGCCCTGTGTCCACGACTGGACTCGACCGTGACCAGCAGCGTTGCAACGGCGCGTGGCTCGACGCCGCGGTTCCTCAGTGGTTCGGGGAGGGCGG